CCAGCCATTATCTCTCCAAGAGGCGAAATGAACACCACCATATTCAACGACTTTGGATCACTTAATGACTGATACACCACTGAAATCAACCAGATCACGCAAGAAACTGGTGGGGGCTACTGAGCCACGCTTACATAGCCCTTACCTTAAAGGCGAATCTCTAAGTGGTGAGATCGAGGCGCTGGCCGAAGCAATCGGCACCCCTCTCCTGCCTTGGCAGAAGTTCGTCCTAAAGGACATGATGACTGTGGATAAAGATAATCAATTCATCCGCAAATCCGCACTTTTGCTCATTGCCCGTCAGCAAGGAAAGACGTTTTTGGCATCTATGCGCATTATCTGGGGTCTTACAAAGGGCCAAAAAATCGTGGCGATGTCGAGTAATCGGGGCATGGCTCTGGAGACCTTTAGGTACGTTGCCTACATCGTTGAAAATAACAAATTCCTACGCGATCAACTAGCTTCAAAGCCACGCATGGCTAATGGTCAAGAGCGCATCACTTTCAAAAATGGCGGTGAATATCAGATCGTTGCCGCTACCCGAGATGGCTCACGTGGTCGTTCAGCTGACTTTCTATTCATCGATGAGCTACGTGAGATCGACGAGGAAGGCTTCAAAGCTGCAACCCCGGTCACTAGATCCAAGCCAAATGCACAGAGCATGTACGTATCAAATAGCGGAGATGCTTTCAGCCAAGTATTAAACGAATTGGTAGAGCGTTGCAGATCCAACCCACCAAAGTCACTGGGTTATTACGAGTACAGCGCGCCACCATTTGCCAAGATCGATGATCGTAAAGGTTGGGCGATGGCTAACCCTGCTCTGGGATATACCGTAACTGAGGAGACCCTAGAGGAAGCGGTGGCAACTTCATCGATCGAAACAACTCGTACCGAGATGCTCTGTCAATGGATCGATTCGCTTCAATCGCCTTGGCCTCATGGAATCCTTGAGGAGACCAGCGATGCAACTGTCAAACTTGAGCCAAATTCATCCTCATATTTCGCTTTCGATGTCTCACCATCTCGCAGATATGCCAGTTTAGTTGCAGGCACTCTCCTACCCGATGGCCGTATAGCTGTCGGAATCTTGCAAAAGTGGGAGTCTCAAGTAGCCGTCGATGATCTTAAAATTGCTGTCGGAATCAAAGAGTGGTGCGATAAGTACCGTCCTCGGATGGTCTGTTATGACAAATATGCCACCCAGTCGATCGCTGACAAACTGCTAAGTGGCGGCGTGATGGTTGGTGACATCTCTGGGATGCAGTTCTATCAAGCCTGTGGCGATTTACTAGATGGATTGGTTACTCACAAGGTCGTTCATAACGGCCAAGCCGAGTGGATCCAAAACATGCAAAATGTGGCAGCCAAAGAAAATGACTCAGCATGGCGTATCGTCAAAAGGAAATCTGCTGGCGATATTTCAGCGAGTATTGGAACGGCTATGGTGGTTCATCAGCTGATGAAACCTCAATCCACAGCCAAGATTTACGCCGTATAGATCGGCTCATAAAGGATGCACTCTCGGCAATAATTTCCAACGATTATCGCTTGGATGGAACTTTCAAAAGCATGATGGGTTACGCCATCGATCTTTCTACATTTATCACATAGTTCTACTACCCACTTGTGGGCATATTCAGTCATGTATTCGCTCATGGCCTAAAGGTGTCACAGCTGGGTTAGTTTTCGGCCTTAATTTTCGGGATATTAGGGATGTGCCTAGCCGTTTAGACGCGCCGACACGCACCACCAATAGTGCTTGACAAATTGCGAAAATTCTCCTCATGGGACTATTTGACCGTTTGCGTACCCGTAATGACTCGACTTCAAAATCAGAAATCAAATCACAATTTGCGCCACCAGTTATGGACCGACCTTTTGCGTCATGGTGGGGCGGTAACTCTTATGGTGGTTACAACAATTATGCAAATGCAATTCTGCGTCAAGATGCTATGGCTGTTCCAACAGTTAGCAGATGTCAAGCTCTTATTACAGGCATCATCGCATCAATTCCGTTGGAGATGTATTCATTAAAAACTGGTGAGGAATTACCTAACTATGTTTGGGTAGATCAACCAGATAAGCGCCAACCAAGATCAGTAACAATCGCCTGGACGATTGACAGTCTCCTACATTATGGAATCAGTTTTTGGCGCTGTACCGAGGTGTATCAGGATGATAATCGCCCTGCACGATTTGAGTGGGTGCAAAACGATTTAGTTACTACTAAATATAATTGGGACAATACTGAGGTTGAGTATTACATGGTTAATAACGTTCGCGTTCCGATGGAAGGCGTCGGATCGTTAATAACTTTTCAAGCACTAGGTCAAGGATTATTAGTTCGCGCTGCTAACACTATTCGCGCTGCTTTAGATATTGAAAAGGCTGCTGCTATTGCTGCGCAAACACCGATGCCAACTTCTGTAATCAAAAACAATGGCGCTGATCTACCAGATGAACAAGTCTCTGGAATTATGAACGCTTGGAAACTCGCTCGTCAAAACCGTTCAACTGCTTATCTCACATCCACTTTAGACGTGCAACAGTTTGGCTTTAGTCCAAAAGACATGGCGTATGCAGAAGCAAAACAATTTTACGCACTTGAATTAGCAAGAGCATGCAACGTGCCAGCCGAGATGGTTGATGCACAAGTCATGCGATCACAAACTTATCAAAACGTTTTAGATGCTCGCAAAGAATTCTTTGCATACACCTTGCAACCTTTCGTAACTGCGATCGAGGATCGTTTATCAATGGATGATCTAACACCTCGGGGCCAAGTGGTGCGATTTAGCGTTGATGAGACTTTCTTACGGGGCAATCCATTGGATCGACTAGCTGTAACTGAAAAGTTACTTACTCTCGGTCTAATTGATATTAACCAAGCAAAAGAGATGGAAGACCTAACACCAGAAGGAAGCGGAGAATATGACCCAACTGACCTTTAGTAGTCCGATTGAGGCTGCTGATATTGAACGCCGCATTATCGCTGGCGTTGTCGTACCTTTTAACAAAGTCGGCTACACATCTGTCGGCCCTGTTGTCTTTGAGCCCGGTTCGATTGCGATTCACGATGGAACCAAAATCAAACTGCTCGCGCAACATGATCCAACTAATCCGATCGGCCGCGCTCAATCCTTTTCAACTTCCGATCAACAGATCAACGGAGTTTTCAAAGTTAGTGCATCACAAACAGGACAAGATTTTCTTATCCGCGCAAGTGAAGGACTAATCGCATCGCTATCAATCGGCGTTGATGTAATTGCATCGAAGCCCGGAAAAGATGGCACTCTCTACGTTCAGCAAGCAGTGATGAAAGAAGTCTCGCTAGTTGAATCTCCTGCATTTAGTGATGCAGTTGTTACCAAAGTTGCTGCAAGCGAAGGCGAAGCAGATCAAACACCAACCGAAACCCAAACCGAAAGTGAGGCAGTCGTGACTGAAGAAACTCAAGTCCCTGAAGCCGTAACACCAGAGGCCGCGCCTGCTGAAACAGTCGAGGCTTCACGTCCAACCATTAAGGCCGCTGCGCCTTACATTACTTCAACAGTGCGCACACCTATTGACTCAATGGGTAAGTTCGCGCTGCACTCAATCAAGGCAAAGCTAGGCGATGATGATTCTGCTCTTTATGTAAAGGCCGCAGCTGATTCAACTTCTACTAACCCTGCGTTCAATCCAACTCAATACCTAACAAATCTTTTCGTAAGCAACACCAACTTTGGTCGCGCTGCTGTGGATGCATGTACTCGCGCCACACTTCCATCAAACGGCTTTACAATCAACGTGCCATCTCTTATTACTGGCACAGACACAGCGCCAACAGTTGCTTCAACTGCTGAATCCGCTGCGCCATCAAATACAGGTATGACTTCATCATATGAATCATTTACTGTTACAAAGTACGCAGGACAACAGACAATCTCACTTGAACTGATCGAGCGTTCTGATCCCATCTTCATGGATCAACTTATGATCCAACTCGAGCGAGCCTATTTAAAGGCAACAGACGCAGCAGTAATCGCAGCGTTTATCGCATCAGGTACAGCTGCTACCGCTACTGCTAACACAGCTGCTGGACTTATCTCATACCTATCAACAGAATCAGCACAGGCATACGCTGGCACAAGTTACTTCGCTAAGAACGTAGTAATTGGGTCAGGAACTTGGGCCGCTGCGATGGGTTACCAAGATTCGACTGGACGCCCAATTTTCAACACCACAATTCCGGGATCAAGCGGCTACAACGCTGCTGGACAAATCGGTAACGCGTCAATTCGCGGCAACCTACTTGGCCTAGATACCTACGTGGATGTCAATGCAGTTGCAACAGCAGGCGCAGATAACTCAGCGTTCGTTATTGCACCAGAAGCAGTGACAATCTTTGAATCAGCAACAGCGATGTTCTCTGTAAATGTTGTTTCATCAATGAGCGTGAATTTGGCCATATATGGCTATCTCGCTCCTGCGATTTTACAACCAAAGGGCGTCAGAAAATACAAGACTGCGTAATTTACGCAACTAGCAGCCGAGCCAGCGTCGTTGCCCTTCGCTGGTCTCGGTCTTATTAGAAAGGAACCTCTGTGGCCGCTGTATATGTGACCCAAGCGCAGTTACGCACAGCTCTCGGTATTGGCACTCTGTATTCAGATGCCGACGTCGAGTCATGCTGTCAAACCGCAGAGGATCTCCTTAACAAATATCTTTGGTTTGATTCTTATCCTGTTGTCGGTGCTGGCATTTACTCTAATGTCGGAATCGCTATCATCTCTGCGCCTGTTACCTATGTGACTGGTCAGACTGTAACTCTTTCAAGCTGCGGATCTGCCTATAACGGCTCACGCACTATTACTGGCACTTATCCCTACACTTCGGGATCTGCCACTTTGCCTTACTTTATTAACTTTCCTTACAACAATTACGCATTTCCAAAGGGTTACTCGCTGATTCAATTCACACTAACCCACGCAGACGATTACTATCACCAGATCGTTCCTTACGGCAAAGTCGCTGGAGTCGATACAAAAGACACCACCTATGCCAACACTCCTGCAATCAATCAAGCAGCTTTAATGCTGGCTATCGATATTTGGCAGGCACGTCAGCAATCTAATGCAGGCGGCATTTCACCAGACTTCACACCTAGCCCTTATCGGATGGGTAACACTCTCCTAGCTCGTATTCGTGGGCTTATCGCGCCTTACACATCTCCGCGCTCAATGGTGGGCTAATGGTTGCCGTCACAGCACTCAGATCCACTATTGCAGCCGCTATCGCAAACGATGGGGTCTGGTCGGTCTTTTCCTTTCCACCTGCCAGCCCTATCGCCAACTCTGTAATTGTCTCGCCCGATGATCCATACATCGAGGCTCAAAACAATTTACAAGCGACCATCTCACCAATGGCTAATTTCAAGCTCACAATGATCGTGCCGATGTTTGATAATCAAGGCAACTTGGCTGATATCGAGACTTTCATGGTGGCCCTATTTAACAAACTTGCGTCAAGCTCACTCAACTTTCGCGTTGGCACCATGTCTGCGCCAAGCGTGTTAGCCGTAGATGCAGGGCAAATGCTTTCCAGCGATTTATCCGTCTCAATCCTTACAAGTTGGAGTTAATCATGAGCGACCTATCACCCGAGAATCTTGCCTTTCTTAAATTGATCGGCCAAGAAATACCAAAAGACAATAACCCTGCACCAACGGCCAAGACAAGCGAGGAAAAATAATCATGTCAATTTTCATGCAGAATAATGCTGGATTCCAATTACAGGTTTCTAGCGCTTACGTGGATCTCACTAACCACGTGAAATCACTAACCATCAATAGAAATTTTGATGAACTGGATGTTACAAGTATGGGCAACACAGGCCATACTTTTATCGCTGGATTGGAATCTTCAACCATTTCAGTTGATCTATTCAACGACGATGCAGCTTCATCAGTAATGGCCACACTTAATACTTTGGTTGGAACTAATGCGGCTTTCAAAATTTGCCAAACTACAGTTCCGGGCACACCTTCAACAGCAACCATCTCAGCTACTAACCAACTATACACAGGTCTAGTTCTAATCAACAAGATCACACCAGTAGTCGGCGCAGTTGGCGAAGTTGCTGTCCAATCACTTCAATTCACTGTTTCAGGCGCTATCACAGTTGCCTCAACAGGCACTTGGTAATAACTAACTAACTAGAAAAGGGGCAACAAATGGCAAGACTGAAAATAACTCTGGCTACTGGAGATGTAAGCGAACACAAGATTACTCCTGTGATCGAGTACGCCTTCGAGCAGTATTCCAAAAAGGGGTTCAGCCGCGCTTTCCGCGAGGATGAGAAGCAGTCAGATATTTTCTGGCTGGCTTATGAGTGCATGAAGCGCGCTGGAACTCTCCCAGTCTTGCCAGTGTTCGGCGAGAAGTTCATCGAACTACTTGAAAAGGTAGAGGTTTTAGACGATCTCCCAAACGCATAGAGCGCAACTCTGTAACTTACCTGATCGCACAGATCGCGGTGGAGACAGGAATTGCGCCTAATGATTTAATCGATTGCGATGAGCTGACGTTCAGAGCGATTTTAGATGTTTTAGATGATCGAGCGAAAGCGGTAAAAAATGCCAGTCGAGGTCGTAGGTCTTAGAGAAGCGCAGAAGGCGATGCGCTCTTTGCAACCTGACCTAGATAAAGAATTGAAAAAGCAAATGCGTTTAATTCTTAAACCTATCTTGGCTAAGGCTAAGGGTTATGTAAAAGAAAGCCCTCTACCTGGCTTATCCCAATGGTCTGCCTATAACGACGGGCTATGGACTTATCGCTATTTTAATGCTGGAAAAGTTCGTGCTGGTATTCGTGCAGAGTTATCGCCTAGCCGACACAAAAACACAGGCTTCGTCTCTTTGGTTCGCATCGTCAATTTAACGCCTGCTGGTGCTATTTATGAGACTGCTGGTCGCTTAAACCCTGCTGGTAAGCCAAGAGATCCTAATGGCCCACGTAACAAATTTAGCCACTCTCGCAACCCTGATGCTGGCATGCACTTCATCAATTCAATCGGTGGCCAACTTGCTGGTAGAGGCTTAAAGCGTGGTCGTTTAATTTATCGTGCTATGGATGAGGATCAAGGTCGCGTTACTCAAGCGATTATCAATGCAATCAAAGCCAACGCGGCAAAGTCAGCAAGATACGTTGATGCCGCCCGAGCATTTAAGAAGGCCGCATGAGTAGCAAAGCATCCATCTATTACGACATAATCTCGGAGTTTAAGGGTAAAGGCGCCAAAGACGCCGAAAAGAGTTTTGGTGTATTAGGCAACGCGGCCGACAGCATGGCCAAAAAACTCACCAAGGCTTTTAGCATAGCCGCCATTGGCGCTTTCGCCGCTAAATCTATTCAATTAGCAGCTGCCGAGGATAAACAATTCAAAATCCTTGACAACACCCTGACCAATCTTGGTTTAGGTTTTGCAGCCGAAAACGCTAACAAAATGATTGATTCGATGTACTTGGCAACAGGCGTTGCAAAAAGTGAATTGATCCCGGCCTTTCAGCAATTAGTAACCGCTACATCTGACATCGGCTTAAGCCAAAAAAATCTGCAACTGGCTTTGGATGTATCTGCTGGAACTGGCAAAGAGCTTACAGTCGTTACCGCTGCCCTTTCCAAAGGTTATCTAGGTAATACTTTGGCCCTTAAGAAATTGGGTGCAGGTTTAGATTCAACTTTGCTAAAAACTGGCAACATGCAAATGATTACCGAAAAGTTAGCCAAGACTTACAACGGCGCAGCGGCCACAGCCGCCAACAGCTTCTCAGGTCAAATGCTCAGAATTAAAGCCGCTACTGAACAAGCCACGGTAAGCATTGGCCAAGGTCTCATCGATTCAATTACTAACCTCTCGCACTCTCAGGGCGTTGATGTAATATCAAAGAAAATCACTGACTTCGGCGATAACGTCAAATATGCAATTATCGGCATCACTGATCTCATCGCCGTACTAAATAGCTCTGGACCATCCAAGGGATCTTTCTTAGACAAGATAAGTAATTTCATGCTGACTGGTGGCTTTGCCAAGTTAGGCTTAAATGCTTTAGTCAAAAAAGGCAAAAACGATCTCGCCAAAAATGACATATTTTCAGCCTCAGTAGATCCAGCCGCTATCGGTTATGCCTCAGCCGCACAGGCTAAAGCTCTTAAGGCCAAAGCCGATCAACTTGCAGCTGAAAAGAAAATCTTGGCCACCCAAAAGCAACAGACTGCCGAGCAAAAGGCACAGGCCACACTTAAACTCGCTGGCAACTCTGACGATCTCCAAAAGGCTGAACTGCTCGCAGCTCTAAAGCGCGACATAAGCCAAGCCGACAAAGACCAAGTGAATTACCAGTTAGACCTTCTCAATGCCGTTGGCAAGACAGGCGATGCGCTACAAAAGGCGGCCGATGACGCTTTGATCCTTAGAGAAAAAATTCTAATGGCTAACGGCTTAGTCATGCTGGCAGATGGATCAATCGCTAATCTGCATGAGGCCAAGAATCCTTTTGCTGGCTTTGATAAGTACGTGCAGGATGCGTTGGCTCAACTGGCTAAGGTTCAAGCTGCTATCGATAACACCAAGCCGATCATGGCTAACTCGACTGTAACTCCATCAATGATCTCAAGTGGCACAGGTTATGTATCATCGCAAGGTCTATCATCTAGCGATTTAACTTCTGGAACTTTTGCCCAGTATTACCAAGGTCAATCAGGCGGTCTTTATGGATCAACTCCAGTAAATCAACCAGTCACAGTGAATTTAACTGTTACTTCTGATCCATCAATCATCGTTGAACAGACAAACGCGGCCTCAGCAAATGGCACAGCTGTAACCCTTAACCGACTCAATCCACTATTCGGCTAATGACATATCCAGTAACGATCGGCGTAACCTTTGACTTCTCAAACGGTGCGACTTTCGGCTATCCACTTATTCTGGATGATCCCAAAAATGGCCAGATCGGTTACAATTACCTGGGTGATTCAATTCCACAGATCGTCGATATATCCGATCAAGTAGGAAAGATCAGCATTAAAGGCGGATACAACTTACTTCAAGACCAGTTCCAAGCCTCGACGTTATCTTTAAGACTCTACGATCCTAACGGTGACTGGAATCCAACTAACCCATCGAGTCCCTACTATCCCAATCTTGTACCTTTGAGAAAGATCCGCGTCTCTGGAACTTACGACGGAAAGACTCAGTACCTCTTTAGCGGGTATGTCACTGCCTATTCCTATTCTTATCCAAAAGATCAGACTGTGGCCTACGTTGATATAGATGCCACTGATGGATTTAGACTTTTACAACTTGCAAACATCACCACAGTTGCAAGCACATCAAGTGGCCAAGACACAGGCACCCGAGTCAATAAGATCCTAGATCAAGTTGGCTGGCCTAATGGACTTCGTGAAGTGGATACGGGTGGCAGTGAAGCAATCTGCCAAGCCGATCCCGGAACTGCTCGCACAGCTCTCGGGGCTATTAAAAACGTTGAATTCGTAGAGCAAGGCGCCTTTTACATGGACGGCGAAGGCGATGCGGTCTTTAAGAGCCGCGCTTATGTAATGGGTACATCGGGCAAGAATCCAACCTATTTCAGTAACGACGGCGATGGGATCGGGTACTACTCCATCAAGTTTGCCCTAGATGACAAGCTCATAATCAATGACGCTACTATTCAAAACATCGGCGGTACTGCTCAAAGAGCTGTGGATGCGACCTCGACTGCTACCTACTTTCCACACTCTCGCAGTCAAAACGATCTAGTGGGTCTCACTGACGATAACTCACTCAACATCGCTAAGAATTACGTGGCAACTAGAGCAACCACATCTATCCGCATCGACGCTCTTACCTTGGATCTATCTGCCACCACTGCCGCTGGTACAACAGCCGCACTGGCCTTGGATTATTTCTCGACCATGCACATCAAAAACGTGGGCCAAGATGGCACAGTCATAGATAAGACCCTTCAATGCGTTGGCATGGCTTATGAAATAACGCCACAGACCTTCTATGCGACATTTACAACCAGTGAGCCAATCGTAGGTTCATTTATTTTAGACTCATCAATATATGGAGTTATCGGCGATCCTGCTGGTTTATCCATTTTAGGTTACTAAGGAGATAAGACAATGCCAACCGCAAATGCTGGATACCACGCTTACGCCACAGGCGACGTGTTAACTGCTTCACAAGTTCAATATAACCTACAAAATCAGACAGTAATGTATTTCGCAACCACAGGGGCTAGGGATACTGCTTTAACAGGTGTATTGGTTGAAGGTATGGTTAGTTATACTCCAGCCACAGGAATTATGTATTACAATGGAACTGCTTGGACTGCTATCGGTGGTTCAACTTCTCCTTTAACAACAAAAGGTGATTTATACACCTATTCAACAACAAATGCTCGTTTAGGAGTAGGTTCAAATAATCAAGTCTTGACGGCTGATAGTACTCAAGCAACTGGAATCAAATGGGCAACACCAGCTGCAGGTAAAATAATTCAAGTTATACAATCCACATACACCACTCAAGTAACAAGTACTTCTTCGACTTTTGCTGATACGGGATTATCTGCAACCATTACTCCAACTTTATCAACTAGCAGTATTTTAGTATTCGTAGAACAAAACTTTGGTAAAGATGGTGGTGATACTTATGCAAGGTCAAAAATAGTTAGAGGCTCTACCACATTAATTTATACTGCTGTTATCCAAAATGCTACAAGTAGTTCGGTTACAATTTTTGGTCAAAGCAATTCAAGTGTCTATTTAGATTCGCCAGCCACTACTTCCGCTACAACATATAAAACTCAATTTCAAAATGCTTCTGGTTCTGGAACAGTTTACTTTAATCAAGGTTCTGGTGGTTTTTCTCCAACTTCAACACTAACTCTAATGGAAATTGGTGCTTAATATGGCTACAACAACTCAAGTATTAAATTACTTACGACCAAATGGTGGCTGGGTTATCTATAATGAGGATTTATCCACAATTATTTATGACGATGGGGTTAAACCCGTAACTCAAGAAGAAATAGACATAAACAAATCAAAAGTAGATGATTTATTAAAATCTATATCAGATCAAAAAATCAAAGCAAAATCCGATTTATTGATTAAGTTGGGCATTACCCAAGAAGAAGCAGCTCTACTGCTCTCATGATTCAACAAGTTATCTCTAAGGCGGTTAGTCATGTCGGGTACAAAGAAGGCCCAAACAATGACAACCAATTCGCTAAGTTATGTGGCCACGCCAACAATCAGCCTTGGTGTGCCACTTTCATCTCTGCGATTTTCTTAGAGGCTGGCTTAAAAGGTTTAGTCCCTAACTCGGCAGCTGTTGCAGCCTTTGAGGTCTGGGGTAAAGCGGCTAAGTTCGCGGTTCCAGTATCAGAGGCCAAGCGCGGTGATCTGATTATCTTTGACTTTGCTAAAAAGAATAAGCCAGACCACATCGAGATAGCGATCCACGACGTCGATCTAAACACTCACACCATCCAGACGATCGGTGGCAATACTTCTAACGGCAACGACACTAATGGTGACGGCGTATATCGCCGCACAAGATCAGCTGAGTTCATAAGGGCAGCGATTCGACCACCATATAAGGAGACATCAAATGCCTAAACAAATGCAAGCTGCACTAGCCTCATATCTAAGAGCAGTTGCCTCAGCTGTACTCGGCGCATGGGTATCAGGTCAGACAGACCCAAAGCTCTTACTATCCTTGGCTCTTTCAGCCATCGCCGCCCCTCTCCTACGCGCCGTCAATCCTAAGGACAGCGCCTTTGGAGTTAAGGGAGAATAATGAAAGCGACTGACTGGGCTGCCCTTGCTATCGCGGCGATAACTATTACCACTGGGTTCGCAGGTGCAGTCCGTTGGTTGGTCAAGCATTACCTATCTGAATTAAAGCCCAACAGCGGATCATCGTTAAGTGATCGAGTCTCCGCTATTGAAACTCAGGTTTATAAGATTTACGAGATACTCCTAGAGGATCGCCTTAGCCGTTAATTTGCTTTGAAGTGGCGTAGGGCCTCGGCCATGTCTCTTTGACGTTCGGCCAGATCGATTACCTTTGCAACCGGGCGCATCAGATATTCCTTATTATCGTTCCACAGCGCCATAGCCTTCTCGACGTGGCTCTGGAATATGAACATGTCACGACCTCTAATGGTGATCTCAAACTCTACATCTGAGGTAGAGCCTAAAGCCAAAGCATTACTGCTACATATCAAAAGATCGCCCTCATTAACCACTCTTGGATCCTCGCCATAGTTGTAAATATGTAATCGAGAGTTCGCTTTTTGCTTACTTATCAGCTGTACGACACTACTTGGATTCATTATTTGCCCTTTTCTAGTGGGCTGTGCGGCGTGTCGCTGAGTCGGTTCCTTGACCTATGTCACAGGTACCTGTCAAACTACTCATGAAACACTCCACGCCGTCACAGCGAGGACACGTAATTGAATAGTAGTAGGAAGCAAATAACTAGAGTTATTCAGGCATTTCTCAGACGCCGATAACTCCGCTTCTCTACATTATGTCAATTAAGTTCCTTGCTTTGACCTTAACAGTAAGGGCAACGCAATGCACATCGAAAAGTATCAACTCGTCGCATACGCGATAGTTACATTTATCACGATCATCTGGGCATGGTCTCAGGGATTCAAAGAAGGCAAGAAAGTCGGCTATCACAAAGGCCGCAACATCACATGGTCTGCTAAAGCAAACAAGGTCTCCCAATGATTCGCCGCGCAAATCTTGGCGTCTGGTGTGACTACTGCAAAGGACGATGGGGCAAAAACAAAGGCGTCTGGCATCCCAACGCTATGAGACAAGCTCTCGTAACTATTGAAAGTCGCTTACCTAAGTCCAAAGGGCTAGAGCGTAATTATTGCCGCGAGTGCATGGATGAAGTTCAGCAATGGCCAGACGGATCTACCTGGACTCTGCCACAACAAGTCGAGTACGCAAAGCAGGTGGCCAATGTTTAATCTTGAAAACTACGAGACAGTTGAGGATCGCTTAAGCAAGTTTTGGGAGAAGTACCCAGATGGTCGCATCGAGACTGTTCTAATTGACCACTCGCCTACTCGCTTTATTGTGGCGGCTTACATATTCCGTACCGAGGCCGATGCACGTTACTGGACATCTGGACTAGCTGAGGAGACTGTATCTAGTCGCGGCGTTAATGCCACGTCAGCTCTTGAAAACTGCGAGACCAGTGCAATCGGTCGCGCCCTTGCTAATGCTGGATTTGCTACCAAAGGTAAGCGAGCCAGTCGTGAGGAAATGCAAAAGGTTGCCAGAGTTGAGAACGACAAGGTAACGGTAAAGATCGAGGCTGATCTCGGTAATGACTGGGAGTCTTTCGTAAAGGAAAAGCCAGAGGCCACCACTACCCTAGCCCAAGGCGTTGAACTGATTACAAAAGAGTTGAACGCTAAAGAAGTTCCAACCTGCCCACATGGCACCATGAACTTCAAAGAAGGCACATCATCCAAAACAGGTAGGCCATATCGGGGCTATACATGCCCTAACAAGGATCGAAACGATCAATGCCAACCAATATGGCTGGCGTAAGCATGGGCGATTTAGAGATCCTCTACCCTGCTGGTGACAGGCTTATTATCAAAGACTCACAGCTGCTAAGTGGCGGCAAGTGGGCTAATTGCGATCAATGCGATCGACCAACCTACACAGCTGAATTAACAAAGAGCATTGACTCGTCTGGTGAAACTCTGTGGTGGCTATGTCACAAGTGCAGTACATCAAAGTAACGCTGGATCGCGACGATGAAATCAAGGCACATCAAATCGGCTTCAAGAGAAGTCAGTTGGACTTCTGGAACGCGGATAGCCCGAAGCGTTTTGACAAAGACCTTAACTTTCACGACTTCATCACCCAACAAGCTGAGTCGGTTAGTTCTGAAATTGCTGTGGCCAAATTCTTACAAGTGGAGAATTTCGACGCGGACAATGAGAACTTTAAGGATTTCGCTGATGTCGGTTCAAACATCGAAGTTAAATGGACTAGATGGAAAGACGGACATCTCATCATCTACCCATACGACCGCCAAGAGGACATCGCAGTCCTCGTCGTGGGCAAATCACCCGAGTATTACCTCGTGGGATGGATCCCAATAAAACAAGCTAAAGCGCCTCAGAACTATGTCTCAGCACAAAACACATGGTGGGTAACACAAAGGCGCTTAAACCCAATGAAAGACCTTGCAGGGAGTATCTATGGCCACGCATCGCTTTAAGTGCAGGATATGTAAGAAGGCTACTAATCACATCACAGTCGATGACTTTAACGATGGGCTACCAGATGGGATCGTCTGCGTTGAGTGTCTGGGCTGTGGTGTATTAGGGATCGAAAACCTCATCAATGAATTAAAGCCACTTAAAGCCCAGTTGGCTGATGAATTGCTAGGTGATGACTGTGCCTAAATACGATTATGCCTGTGGCTGGTGTCTGGTACAGCTAGAGATCACAGCTCTAATAGGCAGCGCACCCGAGGACATCAAATGCACATGTGGTGGCACCCTAACTCGTACCTATACCGCGCCCAATGTCATATTCAGAGGCACTGGTTGGGGCAAGGATAAGAAATGAGGAAAACGACACGCCGTCTGACCAGCACTTATGCAAATGTGCTTGACATGATCAGTACTCTAAATCGTACTGGGGCAAGCAGGAATTTACTCCCTCATAGAGAGAAATTCACTCATAACCCTCATCGAGTGATAACTCGAAAATTGGTAGTTATCACATCGATACTCCTAATCACACTTGGCCAGTCCTATGCCTATGCAGCTGACGTGCATCAGCAAGAGATATGGAAGCTCTACGCCCATATGCGAATAGGTAGTACCAAAGAGTTCATCTGCGTAAATGACCTATGGACTATGGAAAGCCATTGGAATCCAGTTGCACATAATAAGAGATCAACTGCTAGAGGTATCCCACAGATCCTTGATCTAAAGACTACTAACCCATATGAGCAGATTGATGCAGGTATTAAGTACATAACACATAGATATAAGAGTGCATGTATAGCACTGGCATATCACTATAGACATGGACACTACTAATGGGTCATAGTTCAAAGCTCTTACAGACTGCACAGTGGCAACGTATAAGGCGTAACGTACTGGCTAGAGATGCATACACATGTGCCTATTGTGGAGAGCCTGCTAATGAGGTGGATCATGTAGTGCCTATATCAGTCGATCAGAATCAGGCGTATGACATGGATAATCTGGTAGCTGCGTGTAGAAGGTGTAATAACCTTAAAGGAGCAAAGGATCAGGCCGTTTTTTTGCAGCAACGGCTTAC